GGGCACGTCGCCTCGTGGGGAGTTTTGAATTGCTGGAGTGTTAGTCATGAATGGACCAAATGTGGTTACCCCTGAAGCAGCGATGCGTAGGGGTGCAGCTCAGGGCCGGCTGGCTATGGGTAGTATGGTGGACCTCGTCAGTCCCTTTATCTCAAAGAGTGCAGGCAACTTCACTCTGCAGAGACAGGTGCTGATGGACTCCTTCGTTCGACACCTGAAGCTGGGTGGTCTTCCGCGGTTCCTGCGAGACCGAGAGTGGGACGAGGCAGCAAAGGTGCTGTGTCCATCGTCCATTCAATTGCCATATGATGTGGCAACGGCAAAGGTCCCGTCACTAAAATCATTGGTGATGTTACACTACACGCCCAAGAGGGTTAACCTCAATATGGGTGCAGTGGGGGCAGCAAACCGTGCGGTGAGGGCTTTGTTCGCAACCCATGTGGGAGAACATGGGAAGATGCGTCCTTTGGATTGCATCGAGGCATCAGGCTTGTTCGCAGGTGGCAAGAACCTGGGACACCCGTTTTACAGTCCGAGAGAGGAGTTTCTGGCTCCCGCGTTGGAGGAGGCCCAATGGCTTTCCAACAACTGGGCGTCAGTGTCGCACTTGGAGTATCCAGCTTCGTTGGTTACTCGCCTGGATCAGACGGAGGGTGAGGTGTGCAAGGCGCGAGCAGCTTTTAGCTGCTCTCGCGTCGTGGGCATTGTCGCTCAACGTTTTAGGGCTCCTCTGTTCACTGCGCTGGTGAAGAATCCTGTCTTCGCGGCGTGGAGGAGCAGAAATGCCGTCAGGTGGGAAATGACTCGCCTCCTGGAGGAGGCGGGTGGATTCCGTGATGTAATATCGATGGACTACAAGGGTTTCGACTCTAGTGTCCCTCGTCCCATCACCGAGTGTATTTTCTCGGTCTGGCAGTCGGTGTTTCCTCGGGAGTTTGCCGGGCTACTGGGTTGGCTTCGGAATGAGTTCCAGAATGAGAATGTCTGGACACCCGAAGGTCTCGTCACGGGAAGGGATGGAGGGCTCCCATCAGGGAGTGCCTTCACAAATGTGATGGGATCGTGCGTAAACTTCTGGGCGGCTCATTATGCCGCTCATCGGTGTGGCACGACGATTCGGAACCTCGTGGTGAATGGTGATGATGGAGTGGTAGTGCTCCAACACCAATCCCAACACCCATGGAGAGGGAAGAACCCCATGTGTGTTGAGTTCGCGCAGGTCTTGAAGGAAGACCTGGGACTCACACTGAGCCTAGAGAAAGGCCTGGTTTCCACCAATGAGGCGGTGTTTCTTCAGGATACGTACCGTACGTCGCACGTGGCCGGAGATGGACTTCTCCGGGCGATCCGACCAGCACTGAGAGTGCTTCGGAAAAGTATGGGATACGAGAGGTACCGCAAGGGATGGAATGCTGCCTGCGATAGCCTTCGCTGGCTCCAACAGTGGGATGCGTTGCAGGACCACTACTGCTTTCCCGCTGCGTGCGATTGGTTATGG